AGCTCTATATGTATATATATCTATTTATTAGTATAGTATAGTAGTAAGTAAAGAGTAATAATAACAGTGACTTAGCCGACATACGGCCTCAGTTACAAGGCCTGTACAGCCCCTGCACCGAGTATATACACAGCTAACTACTTGATTTTGCTACACTTTTTATATGGGGGTATTTATGGCCCTTTTACCCCTGGCAATCCACTTGACAGAGCCCTGCCAGTACTGTATTTATAGGGCATGGGAAACAATCAAGTACAAAGGTCAAAACTATCAGAATTACCAGAGAAACAACTTGCCTTTGCGCTGTTACGTCAACAAGGCGTGTCTATTAAGGACGCTGCTAAAGCCCTTGATTACAAAAGGTCTACTGCGTATACATATGAGAGTAGAATCAAAAAGTTAGACCTAACTGCCCCTAAGATGGTCAAAAAAGCGCACAACGCAATCAACAAACTGGTGCAGGGTAAGGCCTTTGGCGATATTGACTATGTTAAGGATAGCACGGCTTTAAAGGCCGCTGAGGTGATACTTGACCGCGCCCAGCCCAAGGTTACGCGGACGGAGAATCTCAATCTCAACGCCACCATCAGCCCGGTTGACCTGTCAAGGTACCGGGTAAGCGGCCGTGAGGCGAGCGAGGATGGCGCTGAGGCGACGGTAGCGGTCCAGGGTATAGCTGAGGCAGGGGAAGACGGTTAACGTGGCGTGTGCGGGCGCACAGGGCCTCACCAGGGGCAGGGGGCATAGTCAGTGGATAGACTGTGGACACGTAGGGGATAAACTGTGTATAAGCTGTGGATAAGCGGCAGGGGGGGGAGGGTACCCCATAGGGGGTCAAGTGGTAAGAGTTAAAGCCCCTTTTTGGCCGTGAGCAATTTTTTTAAAAGGACTCGGGCACTCATGATAGATTTTAAGCCTGTTAAGGGCGTCAACTACAAATACGACTACGAGGCGATATTCCGTGACATAGCGAATGGGGTGGTGCCTGACAAGGCTACGTATCGGACGTTGATATTAGACGACTTGTGGTTCATTGTGTATTTTGTAATGGAGATACCTATAGCGAACTGTAGGTTTGTGGTAGATTCTTGTCGTGAGGTTGAGGATGGGCCAAAAGATAAGACTTTGGATATATGGGCGAGGGAGCATTTTAAGAGTACGATAATCACGATAGCCGAGACGGTTCAATATCATTTAGCCAACCCTGAGCATTGCACGTGCATATTTTCATATAGCAAACCTGCGGCTGACAAGTTTTTGAATAGCATAAGGAAGGTTTACGAGATGGAGATAATGCGTGCGTGCTTTCCTGACGTGTTGTATGAGAATCCATCTGTGCAGAGTCCGTCGTGGTCGTTACAGAACGGGATAATATTGAAACGTAAGGGTACGAGTAGGAAGGAGTCTACGGTAGAGAGTTCGGGGTTAGTTGAGGGTATGCGGACAGGTGGTCATTACAATGTCAGGAAGTATGACGATGTTGAGACTATGGATATAGCGAAGAACCCCGACCAGTTAGATTTATGTTACTCTGCTTATGAGATGAGTAAGAATCTTGGCATGGATGGCGGTCGTGAGAGGGTAACTGGCACATTTTACAGTCATGCGGGGCCATTGGTTCGGATGCGTGACAAGAGGAATATCAGGGGAGAGTTGATGTTTACCACTCGGATAAAGCCTGCTACAGAGAATGGTGAGATAGACGGTAAGCCTGTATTTATGAGTCAAGAGAGATTAGATGACCTAAAGACTGACTCTACTTTCAATTCTCAGCAGTTATGTGACCCGACTCCGAGTGGCGTTAGGAGTTTGCACAGTGAGTATTTGCAGATGATAGACCCGAAGTTCGTGCCTCGGAACGTATATAAGTTCATGACGGTTGACGCCGCAGGTGACGACACTACGGGCAAGGGTGACGCCTGGGCTATCATGGTAGTTGGTGTAGAGCCAAAGGGTGACGAGATAGGTGCGAGTAATGTGTATATCTTGGACGCTGTTATTAGTCCGTTGAGGCAGACAGAGGCTATCGAGGAGATAGTTAGGATGTACATGCGCAATGGGATAATCCAGAAAGTCGGAGTAGAGAAAGTTGCGCTGTCGACAACGGAAATACACGTCAAGAATGCATTGTCCATGCGTGGTCGTCGGATAAGTTTAGAGCAGGGGAGTTTGGAGATATTGAGACCCGCTGGTAGGGATAAGCGGTCGAGGATAACAGATGCCTTGGCGTGGCCTCTTGACAATAGCAAGATATTTGTGGCACAATCGGTGAAGGCGATATACGTAGACAGGTTGAAGATGGAGATGGACAAGTTTCCATACTGGCACGACGACGGGTTAGACGCCTTGAGCTATGTATACGACATGATGAAAGATTACAATTTTGCATTGCGCGGAAGACCGAGGAAGAACTGGCGTCCTCGCATGGTAGATTCAATGACAGGATATTAGGAGGGGAATATGCAGGGTCATACAATATGGATGGAAGAGAGATTTCTGATACATAACAATGACACGGTATTTGAGTATTCTGATAGGGCCATAGCCGACGCAAGACTTGCTGAGATGCAGAAGATGGCTGGTATTTCGGCTGTTGCCAAGAAGAGCAAGGCTAAGGCTAAGAAAGCCAAGGGGAAGTAAATGGCTGACGAAGAGAAAGAGCCTGTATCTGAAGCTGAGATAGTGGAGCATATTGTAGGCTCTTGGGATGACTGGAAGCACGCCCGCAGGGATAAAGAGTCTCTATGGCGTGACGAGGTCAATGCCTATCTTACCACTATCGATGAGAGTAAATATAAGGATTGGCCTTGGCGTAGTAAGGTCGCAGATACTTTTATTCAGGAGACTGGAGACAGTATCTCTTCTGCATTGCGGAACAGTCTTTTTCCTACTAACGAGGAGTATTTCGACATCGTTGGTGTAGACGAGCAGGGCAAGACCCATCAGCAGGAGATGCAGGAGTATATGCAACAGCAGTTGTATAAGACACGCTTTGTAGAGAAGTTCAAACCATTCATCAAACAGTTATCAGTCATAGGTAACGCTCCCGCGATACTTCCTTGGCGTATTAAAAAGAAAACAAGCACAAAACGTGTAAAAGTGAGGGGTGAGGATGGCCGAACAAGAGTTGAGAAGCAGACTTTCCCAAGAACTATTTATGATAACTTTGACTTTGAGGCGTTGGATGCGTTTGACGTCGTATTCGACCCATCGCAAATATATTTTGATAAAACGCCTTTTATCCGACGGATGGTTCGGAGTATAAACGAGTTAAAGCGTGACGCAGACCTGTATAAGAACCTTGATAGGCTTGAGGAGTCGGGTGATACACTTGACGGCGAGGATATTGGTAAGAAGAGAGAGAGGCTGAGCGTCTTTGGCCTTAATTTTCAGGAAGACAAAGAAGGAATAGAGATACTTGAGGCGTACGGAGACTTCGAGATAGAAGGCGTGCTATATGAGGACTATCTCATCTCCATAGGGAACAGGAAAACAGTGATACGGTTCGAGCCTAACCCTTATTGGGGTGGCAGACCGATAGTGTGGGGTACATACGACAATCTCTGGTTCACGAGTTATGGCAAGAGTGCCATTGAGCCCGTCATGGGCACATATCATCTTATCAACACATTCACCAATCAGAAGTCTGACATCCTCAATCTCATTATCAATGGGTGTTACTCATTCGTAGAGGATGGCGTTATAGACCCTGAGAACCTCATGTTGCGACCTGGTGGGTTCATTGAGGTCGGCCATAACGACAACATCAGACCCTTGCACCCATCCACTAACGTCACATTGGCCTTTGGTGAGATAGAGACGCTTCGTAACCGTGGGGAGAAGTCCACAGGAGCCTCTACCTACGACAAAGGTGGTATTCCACGGGGCAAGAGAACGGCTTTTGAGGCAAATATCATCAAACAAGGGTCTTCGACACGGTTTAACGACATAACTAAACATATTGGAGACTCTGTTATCGAGTATACGTTGAATTTCTTCTTAGAAAGCACGAAGCAATTCAAGTTCGGTAGTGGTGAGATAAGTGACGAGGCTCTTTTAGGGGATTATCGCATAAATTACTACGGTGCGGAACAGAGTGCGGTTAAGGCATACAACACTCAGCAGTTCATGCAGTTGTTAGGTATTGTGGGTCAGGTTCCTCAGCTCATGGCAGGCATAAATGTGAATGAGGTGCTTGTCGAGGCTCGCAAACTCTTAAGTATCACTAACAAGAAGCTGGTAAACACGCCCGAACAGACTCAGAAGAATCTTGATGCTCTTAAACAGCAGGAGCAAGGTGGGAAAACACCGCCTGATGCAAATGGGGGTCTGCAAAACCCCGATAGTGCAATGATGGGGTTACTCGGTGGAGCATAAAGAACGCAAAGAGGTATTATCGACACTGACAGACAGGCAGGTATTGGCTATCAAGGAATATTTTGATAGGGCGGCCTCTCCTGAGATGTTTATGTTGATAAATGAGGAAACACCTAACATGGTCTATCAGATGGGAAAGGCCAGGGGTGCAATAATGGCTTCACGTGGCCTGTTACGGGTCATTGGTTCGGCAAAGAAGAAGGCATCATCAAGCGGCTCCGATGGAATACCCGCTTGAAAACTAAATTGAGGCTCCTGTAAAGGAATACCCTCTGGAGGAAGAAAATGGCACGGAAGGCAAGAAACAGACAGGCTCCTGCGGCAATCAGTCGTAAACTGGCGGTTGTGAATGCAGAACCAGAGCCAATCACCCTTGAGTTACCTGAAGGGCAGACAGAATCAGAAGGCTCTATTGTAGATTTCCCTGCTCGTGAGGAAGGTGCGCCTGTAGTTGAAGAGACTGCTAAGGCAGTTGAGGCACCTGAAACCACGGAAACAGGAGAAAAGGCAGTAGAAAACCCGACTGAGGACAAGTCAGAGTTAATCTTGGGGAAATACAAGACTCAGGATGAACTCGCCAGTGCTTATAAAGAGATGCAGTCGAAGTTGACGCAGACAGCACAGGAAAAAGCCGAGCAGGATAGGTTCTATAAAGATTTACTGAAGGGACAGTTGGATAACAAGCCATCTGAAACCCCTATAGAACTTAGCGAAGGTTGGTCTGATAAGTTATATACAGACCCGAAAGAGGCTGTCAGCGAACTAACGGCGACCATCACAGCACAGGTTCGTAATGAGTTGAAGGCAGAGAAGGAACAGGAAGCCAAGTTAACGGAGCAGGAAGACCAGAGTCGGACGTTGAATTGGCTTAACACCGAAGTTGCAGACCTTGGTTACGCTAAAGACGATGATGTCACGGCAATAATCGACGGTTTTGCAATCAAGGCACCTGCAAATCTCACTACCTATAAAGCTCGTTATGAGTATGCTGTAAATAAGTATCAGAAACTTCAGGAGAAGATTAAAGGGGACATCATGCCCGAAGTCCAGAAATCGGCTAAGGATATTGCGGATATGAAGCGCAGAGCCTCTCTAAGTGGTGCAACAGCCCCAAGAGTTGCTCCTACGCTCTCACAGGCCGCAATAGTAGACTTAATACAGCGAAACCCTGCCGAGTATGAACGGCGCCTACCAGAAATAATGCGTGCATACAAAGAGGGCAGGGTAAAATGATAAAGGAGCAACATTATGGCACTCGGAACTAATCAGATAACTCAGACCACAGGCGCGGTTTTTATCCCTGAGGTTTGGCTAAACGAAATCAGAGGATTTCTCAAATCCAAACTGGTCATGGGCAATGTTGTCAAGACCATCAACCATAACCGCAAGGCTGGAGATATCCTTCATATCCCTGACCTGTCTGCGCTTACGGCTAACGACAAGGCGGTTAACACTCAGGTAACTCTCCAGTCTCCGACAGAG